CTCGTAACACCACTCAATATCCTCCTCCGTCAGACCAAACCATTTCACTTCATCCGCCATGCACTCGCTCATTCCAACTCCAAAATGTTGTTTAATCTGTTGTGCCATATCCCAATACTCTGGTCTGACACCTGTTTGGCTGGGAGCAAAATCAACCCAGTCTGTTCCCTTTGCTATAATCTGTTCAGCACACTCTCGCACAATCAACTCGGCGAACTTTTCCACACTCTCATGTATTTTTAATCCACCACGACCGTCATCAGATCCATTCCATTGTTGAGATTCTTCCCAAAGGTCTTTAATTTGTTCGTTCATTTTGCAAAGCCTTGATTAAGTCGGGAAGAACATGCTGAGGAATGACCCAGGCCATGCTGCCCACATCATTGTATACTATAATCTTGACCATGTGACCCATGTGTTCCACAGTAGCCCACATCTGGTCATTGTCGTGCAGTTCGATAAATTTATCCATCACATCTTCCTAAAAGTTTAATTCGTTCGTTCATTTTACCGCCTTGGCATCATCGGCCTGACTCTTGTCATCTCTGAACTCTATAAACACTGGCAAGAACAGACTCTCTACGTCTGAATTCTTGTCCTGGATGCGGGCATTGTATTTGATGGCGACGATTCTACCAATGCTGTTCCCTGCAGTAATGCTATCGCGATTATGATCGCTAAAGCCCGTACCCACATTGACTCGGATACCACCACAAGCAGACTCAAGCACCAAAGCACCAAGACGACCCACATTTTTTCCCGTCCCTTCTTCCCAACCAACGACCAGCAGGTCGCATTCCAGCTCGCCCTTGAATTTGACCAGGCCTTTGCTGCGCTTATTTTCCCAGATGCCAGTGCGCGTCTTGAGAATGATGCCTTCCTGACCTTCGGCCAAGAAGCGATTGAACAAGGTCTGTGCACTCAACAAGTCCACCACCTGCTTGCTATACACCATGTCCACATAATGACCGATGTGAGCCTTGGCACCCTTCATGTCACTGACAGCATTGCACAACTTGCCCAGACGCGCATGGTAGGGTTCTTTTTCTACGCCTGTCTGGAATCCTTCCAGACTGATAGCGTCCCAGAGCGTTGCTCTGACATTCACGGCTTCTTGCACACTCATGGTACCTTTGACTGCCTTGTTCAGTATGCCATTGCCAGTCTTGCGATCACAGATCTTGCCTGCTGCATCTACTACCACTAGCTCACCATCAAACACCATGTCTATGCCATAGAAGTTGGCCATGTGAATGAAAGGTAATCCGATGCTGGGATCGGGTATGTTGACCTCTTTGCCATTGCGGCTTCGGAATTCACATACGCCATTCTTGACCACGGCATTGAAGCGCATGCCATCCATTTTAAGCTGAGCAATGGCCGGAAACTTTACTTTATCAATCAACTTCTGGTCATAGGCACTGGCCAGCATGCAGGGATATTCGGCTATCAGACCAGGCCAGATTTTATTGACTGTGGCATCGCTCACACCACATTTCAGGTCCTTGGCAATGATGCGCTCAATGACCTGGGCATCATTCTCACTCACCCCACCCAGCACAATTCTCAGATGTTCAATGCCGGCATGGCCAGTAAGAGTGCGGCTGCTGAGCAGCCTGAGCCGCAGTATGGCCTTGTCAAGTGGATCCTGCTTCTTAATGTCTACTGTGACATAGTCAGGGATCTTGCGAATATAGAACTGAGTGAATGGATCCAGCGCCAGTTTGATCACATCCTTGAGCAACTGATTGTCCAGGTTGTTTCGGAGGATGGCTTCCTTGGTCAGGCGACTGTTATCAGCAGCCAGGTCGGTCAAAATACCCAGAATATCACTCACAGTTGGCTCCCAGTTGTTGCAATTGACGTTTGAAATACTGCAGGGTCTCAGTCCAATGTCTGATGGCCCATTCACTGCGGGCGTTGGCCAGCACTGCCTCTACCCGTTCCATTCTTCTCATGGTCAAGTCAATCATATAGTCTCCTACTGGTTGGTTCATGACCTTATTATAGCAGATTTCAGCCTGGTTGTCAAGCATTATTTCCGTATGCATGGCTGTATCGGTGCGACCGAAATGATATCTTCTTGCCTTTCTTGTCCCAATGCTCGGCCAGCTCTTTCATGCGTGCCGTGACTGCGTCTTCGGTGCGGGCAATGCCGGCATACAACCAGGTCTTGCCACGACCCAGACTATCAATGGGCTGGTATTCCATGATGTGAACAACACTCTGATCAATCATGGCTGACTACCTGTGGCTGTGTTGGTGATGTTTTCATACAGCAGTTCAAACTGTTCATGCTCGGCCACCTCTTCGCTGTAATTGCGGCGATGGTACACCTTGGCCATGCGGCGAAAGATCTTGTTATCCAATTCAAACTTGTCGCAGGTCTCTTTGATGATGTCCTTGACAAGATCTCGCTCGGCCTCGGTGCGGGTCAGGCTGTTACTGATTTCCTGCAGTGCTTGCTCGATCTTTTTTCGGTCCGCTGGATTGCTTGGTACGTTCATGGTCTATTTCCTTGGTTTCAAGTTGTGGTTCAATGGTCTTTGCTACTTCATAGGGTGAGTAATCAAACTTCAAAATCTGCAGGGGCTTCCAGTACTTGTAGATCAGATTGTTGACTGCCAACACGGCTATGGCTATGACAATGGCAGCAAATGATGCAAATACTGCGGCATTGGCAAATAGGATAACACCTAAGATGCTGTCTGTGTTCATGTTGCCTCTTCTGCCACTGGCATGTTGTTGCGGTCCTTGCTGCGTTTGTCCTTGACTTTAATCTCGCTGGCCAGCTGCGCATCAATTATTGATCGCTTGATGGCTCCACGCAGATGTGCATCATGAATACCGGCAAAGGTCCACTTCAGATGCTTGCGCATTTTAAAACTTGCTGTTGGTTTCAACATATCATCCTCTTCGCATTTTGCTGATATCCTCAGCTTCTTCTTTACTAAAAATTGGCACCATATTGCTTTTGTGCATGGTACCAATACCCTTCATCTTATCGCCAGTATACACCTTGGTGGGCTGAGGCGCAGTAGAACCACCTCCAGTATCCACACTCTTATAGATGCGGCTGCTACGACCTTCAGGTATGGTTAACTTATAACTATCTCGGAGCGGCTGCTTCTGTGCCTTGACTTTCATGGGCGGGTACTTGGCCAGCAGATCGTTCCAACCACCGAGTAATTCTCGGGACTTGGCAGCTTCGGCAGCATTGCGGAACTTGGCCTTACCCTTCTTCTTACCCGTAGTACTGTACATGGGAGGCAGTAAGTGCATTGTCATTTCGTACGACTCCTTTGATAACGATATTCACGCTTGAGCCAATACTTATACTTGGCCCAATACTCTTCCATTGTATAGGGAGTCTGTGATAATGTCAAGTATTCTTCGCAATTATCTCGCCAAATTTCTTGAACCCAGCGACGAAAATTTGACTCTTTCATTTTGCCTTGACTATGCCGTGGAAGAAGCCGTTCAAGATTGTCACTGCCACCCAGGTGTCGAATGTATAAGGAATGGTCAGATTGAACAGCTGATTCAATGACCAAGCCACACACAGGGGAAAGAAGATGAAGTATATCAGCAATAGCACAACCATGATGCCGACGCTGGTCTTCAATCCAAAAAAGTCATTTAATTTGATCATAATCACTTCCTAGTTAGTTACAGATTTGTTGCTGGCCCAGATACTGACCCTGTGCATTGTATACATTCTGCAGGCTGCAATAACGGGTAGGCGGATACCAGGTCAGATATGGGTTGGGTTGCACACCATAGGGATTGGGATTGATATAGACTGGTGCGGGTTGCACATAGACTGGCGCAGGCTGCACATACACAGCACGGGGCTGAGACAGTATGTTGCCAATGATCAGGCCACCAATAAATGCACCAGGGTCGGCATGGGCAGGCATGCTGGCCAGAGTGGCCACTGTGGCAAAGGCTACTAGAATTTTCTTCATGCTATTCTCCTTAGAATGTGGTTACGGTAACTGCACCGGGACGGCGCACGCTGTTGCGGTACTTGCTCATACCGCGGCCAACCTTGGCCTTGAGTTCACGCTGCACAGCAGCCTTGGTAACTTTTTTCACTGGTGCAGCTTCCTGACGGAAGATATAGCAACGAGTATTTTCAACAACTGCGATTTCAAAATTTTTCATGATCTACTCCTTAGGCTGACTGGACATTTTGACGAATGGTGCGATTCAAGCTGCGAATCTTGCGAGCCGTATCTTCAAGCTCACCATTGATGAATACAATTTCAGCTATGTCAAGGCCGCCCTTGCGCTGAATGCTTTGCAGAGCGCTTGCCTTTTTAACCAGCGCATCTTTTTTGATGTGCTTTTTAACCTGGTCCTCATCAACTAGGATGAAGCGATTATAGCAGAACATTCGAACTTTGGTAATCATCTTTAACACCTTTCTCACTTAATATGCTTCTATTATAGCACCTTTCTGCGAGATGTCAAGCCCTAAAAATCATCAATGAAATCAATGACTTACGCCAGGACTTTTCGGGGGCGCCCCACGGGTCGCTTGATTTCTGTGACTGTTTCTGCCTGTTTTTCAGGCAACAGGCCTGGGAATGCGGCCAGCACTACTTCTTGGGTCAGTCCTGGATAGCGTGTGGCCAGCTCTTTGTCTTTCAATGTCATCAACATCTCTGCCTCGGATACATGAATGCCTTCCAGCATCTGAATAAAGATGTTCTCTATCTGCAGACGCTTGAGGTTTCGAGGACGACGTGGATGATCCTTGACCAGCAGATACATTCTGCGACTCTCGGCATAGAGATTGGTCTCGGTCAGGCCCAAGGGTTGTGCGCTGGCCTTGTAGGGTGCCTTGCCTGCCGGCAGGTCAAATACTGCAGGTCCAAAGTTCAGCAACAGTACTTCTTTTAACAGCACATTGCCTGCGTTGTTCTTCAGTATCTGAGCACGCGCCTCGGGTGCGGCATCAGCTACCTGCTGCAGGATTTCTGGTATATACAATCTCATTAAAATTCTCCTAGATGATCAATCATGTTCTTCATTTTATGTTCCATGAAGTAATTGAGCAATTGACTGCGGTCCTTGTGTGGACGATCAACCCAGACACCCAGAATGTTATTCCGGACCGGATCGGGTATATATTCAAAATCAATGAGGTAGCGATTGCGATTAAAATTGCGCTGCACATCCACATTGGGTTCCACGTTGTGGAAATCATCGGGAGAGATGGTCTCCCAGGCTTCCAGCTTCTTAGCTGTTATCGGTTTCTGCCGAGTCTCAGTAATAAAGCAATCATCAGGACTGAGAATATTAGGAATGCCATCGCCCTTGTCTCCTTTGATAATGTGTTCCATGAGATAGCTGTTCACGCTGGCATCAGGCTTGATCCACTTTTTATGGATGGGGCTGTACTGCTGCACATTCTTGAACTTCTGCAGCTGAATGAAGTCATGGTCGCCGCTGAGGATCAGCACTGGCTGTGGCACCTGTTCGCCAAACATGCCATCCTGACGCAGGTCATTGGTCTGGGTCCATTCGGCCAGTATGGCAATCACATCGTCGGCCTCGGCGCCATCAACATCAATAACAGTATAGGGAAAGAAGGCAGCCAGCTCGGCGCGGATCTCTGACAGGGTGTCAAAGATCAGCTTCCAGTCAAAGCCGGAATCGGCGCGAGCTTTTTTACGGCTGGCCTTGTAGTAGGGAAATTTGTCCTTGCGCCAGTAGTGGCGGTTATCGCAGGCTATGACAATCTCGCCAAACTCAGTGCCAAATTTTACCTTGTAGCTGCGAATGGCATTGATAATCATGTGGCGAATCAGATCCTTGCGAATCTCCACATCGGTGCGGCCGCCGAGCTCGCCCATGAGCGTGCTAATAGCCGTCTGGTTAAAGTC